CGCTTCGGTGACGCTTCTATGGGCCACAACTATTCCGCAGAAGCTAGGAAATCTTTTAAAGCACGTCATGCAAAAAACATTGCAAAAGGTCCTACCAGTGCCGCTTACTGGGCTAATAAAGTTCTTTGGTCTGGTCCAGGGGGGAGTACAAAAAGTCCTCCTAAGTCTCAGAAACACGTTAAAGGCCGTAAGTCCAAAGGGTAATGTATACAAAGCAGTCAAAGGGACAGAGGCTGTAGAGATTATAGAAAACAATAGAGATAATGGCTGACCCTAAAAAAGGTACAGGCAAGAAACCAAAAGGTTCAGGAAGAAGATTATATACGGATGAAAATCCTAAAGACACTGTTAGTATTAAATTTGCAACACCAACGGATGCAAAGAATACTGTGGCTAAGGTACGTAGAGTTAATAAACCTTATGCTAGAAAGATTCAAATCCTCACGGTTATGGAACAACGTGCAAAAGTTATGGGGAAGAATCAAGTCGTAGCTATTGCTAAGAAAGCAAAATTAGATTTAAAAAGGAAACACAATGCCTCTAACAAGTCAAGGTAAAAGAACCTTAGAAGAATTTACAAGAAGATATGGACCAAAGAAAGGTAAAAATATTTTCTACGCCATGATTAATGATGGCAAATTAAAAAAGATGGAAGTAAAAGAAAAGCCAACTAAAAAGAAAACTACAAAGAAGAAGTAATTGGCATTTCTAAATCATAATTTACCCACCTTTAATTGTTATATTAGAGATGAGTATATGTACGACCATGAGAAAGGTCATGGAGAGTTCAGCGTCTGTGATGTGCACAGCGTAGCTAGTCTAGAACGAAGAGTTCCTTTGTTTGAATGTTTATTAGAAAATGGTGTGAACTGGACTAGAAGACCTATCCATGCTTTTTGTTGGAAGAAAGATGCACCCATACATAATTTAAATATACATATGTACTGGGATTGTTTTTCTCCTTACGTGGATGTTAACAGACGAAATAGACTAGCAAATTGTCGAGCAGACTTAGTAGACTACAAAGGTGTTTGGAGAAGAGGCACATACATGTTTACTCTAGACTGGGCTTGGGAAAATAAAGCAGGGATGACAGATACAAACTTTTCTGAAGACCCTGAACATAAGTGTGGACACGTGTTCAAGATGGATGATGGTAATTTCTTTATTTACCCCAACAACAGAATAGTATGGATGGATGATGCATATATCTCAGATAGATTAAAAAAGAATCCCGGATATAAAATAGACCAAACATTTTACACTGTAGAGAATACTAGAGATACAGAAACTACTGACGATTCTTATATGACAGAGTTTAAGAAAGAGGGAGGTTCTAGTTACGATAGCGGTAAAGGTCATCTTTGAAAATATTCTTTGACCATGTTACAGGAAAGCTAACGAACTATGATTTTATTTATTCTTTAGCATTAGCAAAATTTAATGAAGATGAATATTGTTATGCTTTTGAAAATGGGTGGATTCCTTTATCATGGTATTACACACCTTTAAATGAACTCACTTGGATTAATGCTAGAAACACAAGACTACAATTAAATAAATTTACATTTAGTAAAAAACAAAAAAAGACATTACGAAAAAAAGATATTACGGTACGAATATACGATAAGTTAGATGACACACTTTTCATTATTATTTCCAATATTTATAAAAAATATATTAAATATAAAAAGTTTCATGAAAAAAACTTTGAAGAAGAAAGCGAAGTATTTGAAAGACAAGACTACATTGATTGGAAATATTTTATCTATTATTACAAAGATAAACCGGTAGCGTTTACAGAAGTTAAAGTTTTTAATAGCAAACACGTTCTAACAGGCCAGTTTGCTTGGGATTATCAGAATCCAAAATTAGGAATGGGAACTTATGCAACTTTATACGAGATAGACTGGTCTATAAAAAATAAATGTAAGAAATATTATTTAGCTTATGGTTACGAAAAAAGTAATTCTTATAAATCTAGATTTGATGGATTTGAATTTTGGAATGGTCGAGGTTGGATAGATAATAAAAGTTTATATAAAAAATTATGTGAGTATGATACAGATATAGAATCTTTATCAGACTTAAATAAATATCAACGTAAATATTTTGAGGTTATAAAATAATGCCACTGTATTCTTTTAAAAATAAAAAGACAAGAAAAGTTTGGGATGAGATATTATCTTTTGAGGAAAGAGAAGAATTATTAAAAGATAAAAATATAGAACAAGTTCTCACTGCGCCTATGTTAGGTTTTATTGAAAGAGCAGAACATAAAGGTAGAGACCAAATGATAAATGCTGCTCGTCAAGGTATGAGAGAAAGACAAATAGAAGAGCAGGTAGGTATTAGAAAATCTCCTGACTGGTTAAAAGAAAGAACAGAAAGACATTTACAAAAGGTAAGAAATGTTAGTTCCTAGTGATAATAAATCTGTAGATTTAACAGATAAGCAAAAAGATTTTTTAGATGCTTTGTTTGGTGAAGCTAATGGAGACCCTAAACTTGCAGGAGAGATTGCAGGATATTCTCATTATACTGTCCCACTAAAAGCATTAAAAGAAGAAATCATAGATAGGGCAGAACAAGTTTTAGCAGGATTTGCACCTAAAGCAAGTATGCAAGTTATTAACACTATGGGTTTAGAAGAGAGCACAACCCCCGGTGCTAATGTTAGATTAGAAGCAGCAAAACAAGTTTTAGATAGAATAGGATTAGTTAAAAAGGAAAAGATAGATGTCAATGCAAAAGTCGCACACGGAATCTTCATCCTCCCCCCTAAGAATAACCAGACGTAGAGTATCTAGGCTTATTCCTTTTGGTTACGAGGTATCAGAAGAAAACGATAAACTATTAGTAGAAGTTCCTGAAGAAATGGAATTACTATCAAAAGCAAAAAAGTTTATTGAGAATCATTGTAGTTATCGAGAAACTGCAGAGTGGTTATCACATCATTCAGGTAGAACAATTACAGGAATGGGATTACGAGAAGTGTTAAAAAGGAAAATAAACAAAGGGTGGTAGACGAACCTAAACCTAAAAATACTGGCAGACGTAGAGTAACTGACTTAAATAAAAATTTAACAGTCAAAGAAAAGAAAGCTAAAAAATCTGCACAAGAAAAATTAGCAGATAAGAAAAAAGAATTAGTTAAGGCACAAAAAAATTATTGGGCTACAAAAAATAGTCTAAAAGAAATAGATAAAGTTTTTACAGGTGAAAAAAATCTTATTGAAGAAGATAAGATAGAGGACACAACACCTAGCATTAGAAATGCAATAAAAGAAAAAGAAGTTATCTTTGAACCTAATGATGGTCCTCAAACAGAATTTTTAGCAGCATCAGAAAGAGAAGTTTTTTATGGTGGTGCGAGAGGTGGTGGCAAATCTTACGCTATGTTAGTTGACCCACTTCGTTATTGTGATAAACAAAAACACAGAGCATTGCTTATTCGTAGGACAATGCCTGAACTAAGAGATTTAATAAATCATTCTCAACAGTTATATCCAAAAGCATACCCTGGTGCTAAATGGAGAGAACAAGAAAAAGAATGGAAGTTTCCTTCAGGTGCTAGAATAGAATTTGGATATGCAGAGAATCTAACAGATGTTTTAAGATATCAAGGACAGTCATATACATGGATTGGAATTGATGAATTACCACAATATCCTACACAAGATATCTATAATTTCTTACGTTCATCTTTAAGAAGTGTAGACCCTGAGATTCCAGTATTTATGAGAGCTACAGGCAATCCGGGAAATGTTGGTTCACAGTGGGTTAAAGAAATGTTTGTTGACCCTTCTACACCAAATACTAAATTTGATATTGACATTAAGACACCAACTGGTATAAAAAAGATATCAAGAAGATTCATTCCTGCTAAACTACAAGATAACCCATATCTTATGCAGACTGATGATTACTACGCAATGTTAGCATCATTACCTGAAGTACAAAGAAAACAATTCTTAGATGGTAACTGGGAAGCATTTGAAGATTCATCTTTTCCTGAATTTAACAAAGATGTTCATGTAGTTAAATCTTTTGATATACCGAGGGGTTGGATGAGATTTAGAGCAGCGGACTGGGGATATAGTTCACCTGCTTGTTGTTTATGGTTTGCAATAGATTTTGATAATAATATTTTTGTTTATAGAGAATTATATACAAAAAAACTAACTGCAGATTTATTTGCTCAAAAAGTATTACAGTTAGAAGAGGGTGAGTATATTCGTTATGGAGTTCTCGATTCTTCGACATGGGCTAGACGAGGAGATATAGGTCCTAGTATTGCAGAGACAATGGTGCAAGAGGGATGTCGTTGGAGACCGTCTGATAGAAGTCCAAGAAGTAGAGTAGCAGGTAAATTAGAATTACATAAAAGATTAAAGTTAAACGAAGATACAGGATTTCCTACATTATTTATTTTTGATAATTGTATAAATTTAATTAGAACATTACCCATGTTACCGATTGATAAAAATAATCCTGAAGATGTAGATACTCATGCAGAAGACCATGCTTATGATGCACTTCGATATGGTTGTATGAGTAGACCTGTTCATCCAGTATCACAAAAGTTTCATGACTTTGGTGTTGGTCAAACTAAAGATGTAGTAGCAGATAAAGTTTTTGGTTACTAATGAAAGATATTAAAGTAGGATATAAAAGTTACAAAGTAAAAAACTTAGATTCTATCGTATCTAAATGCAATGAAATAAACGGACAGTTTCTTGCATCAGATGGAATGATAGCTTTATCATCTACAGAAGATTCTGTATCTCATGTTAATACTTTAGTGCATGAAATATTACATGCTATTGTATTTCAATGGGGAATAGAATTAGATGAGAAAGAAGAAGAAAAAATTTGCAATACTCTTGCGAATGGACTAACGACTGTATGTGTAGATAACCCTTGGTTGTTACCTTACATACAAAAACAATTAAAAGGAGAAAACTAAAATGGCAATCATGAAAAAATATGTACAAGGTGAATTACCTGAGAACATGTATGGAAACGAAGCTGCAAAGCAAGGTGATTCCAAGACTAATGTTGTAAAAGGTGGTTCAGCTTTTCCTGCTGACTATGCTGAAGGTGGAGTAAACAAAGACTTCCCTAAAGATAAAAAGTCATATGTAGATGGTAAAGTTTTTACCATGGCAGACGAAAAAGATTATTAAGAGAGGTATAAATGCCACATTCTAATACGAGTGGCTTGACATCTGAATCTGATGAAGTTAATTCTTTATCGGAGGAGAAAGATGAATCCTATAGTAATTTAGGTTATCTTATTGAATCTAGACTAAAGGAATCAGAACAAGCACGTCTTTATGACGAAAAAAGATGGTTAAGAGCATACAGAAACTATAGAGGTATCTATGGTTCTGATATGGCTTTTCGTGATTCTGAAAAGTCTAAAGTTTTTGTTAAAGTAACAAAGACAAAAGTTCTCGCTGCATACGGACAATTAATAGAGGTTTTATTTTCTCAAGGAAAATTTCCTATTACTGTCTCCCCTACCACTGACCCGAGTGGAGTGGAGCAGTACGCCCATTTAAAACCAGACAACATGAAAAGTCCTCGTATGGAGGATATCTATGGTTTTGAAGGAGACGGTAGAAACGTAGAACCTGGAGCTACTGCTGATAGTATCTTTAATGGTCTAGCAGAAAAATATGCTAACGTAGGTTTTGAAAAAGGTCCTGCACCTGATTTAAAAACTATGCCACAGATAGAACCTGCTGAAGAAGCTGCACGTAATATGCAAAAGCTAATTCACGACCAGTTAGAAGAAACCCATGCCATATCTGTTCTACGACATGTTTTATTTGAAATGTGTTTATTAGGCACAGGAGTATTAAAAGGTCCATTCAACTATGAGCAATCTCTTCACAAGTGGTCATTAAATGATGCAGGTGAAAGAGAATATACTCCTAGCACTAAATTAGTTCCTAGAGTAGAAGCAGTTAGTTGTTGGGATTTA